TCGATCCCTCCGGCCCAGAAGAGCCGCTGGGCATAGAAACCCACGCAGCTCGGATAGGTCCCCTCGTACGGGAAGGAATAGGCATTGGCCGAGTTGGTATCCGGGAAGCTCCAGGCTCCCAGCTGCCAGTTCAGTGTCGCATCCTTGATCGCGGTCCCACCGCTCGTGTACGCACTGAAGTTGGTGGAGTTGCAGGTCCCGAGCGTGAAGGTGCCCCCACCAATAGCCGTGACCACGTACATCTGCTCTGAGATCTGGGTCATGCCGCCAACGCCGGTCAGGTAGACGGGATCTCCGACTGCCACCGTCAGCGTGCTCGTAACTACTGCGGGATCGGCCTGCGTGATCCCGGTAATGGCTGCCTGGGTCGCTGTCACCTGGGCCGGGAAGGTATAGAGCTGCCCCTGGGCCGCTCCTGCCACGTTCGCCGTGCAGGCGACCTGTACGTGCGTGCTCGTGATGAAATTGACCATCGAACCGATGCCGTAGCCGGAGTCCACGTACAGCCACTGCACACCGGGGCTGCCGTCGTACATCATCCCGCTGGTGTTGGTCGGAGGGGTCGGGCCGCTCGTGGCTGTCGTGAGAGCCTTGTAGGTATTGCTGCCGAAGCGCACCAGAGTCCCGACCGTGTAGGCGATGCCTTCAGTCCAGTCGGCGAGGTTGAACCACTGCACATCGAGGCGAACCAGACGGCCCGGATGAGTAGTCAGGATCTGAACGCTGACATCATTCGGATTGAACAACGGCTGGGTCGAATAAACGTCGTACAGATTGGTCTGGCCTGCAACCAGTCCCGTGGTGTAGAGCGCAGGGGAGGCAGCCGTGTTCTGATCCATGAATGGCCCGTCGGTGGGCTGGAACAGCGAGACCTGCCACCAGTTGGAAGCCATCCGGGTCAGCGTCCATGGCCACTGATAGGTACTCGTAATCGACTTGCCGGCAGCTGCGATGTAGAGCACGTCTCCCGACTGCTCGATCTGCAGCCCGGGCGTGTTATCGGAGTTGACCGGGGTGACAAAGGGCGAAGCGATCTCGTAGATGTTGCCAGGGCAAAGATGCCAAAACGAGCTGCTGCCGGCTCCTGGAGGGCTCGTGCCGGTGTTAGAAATCGAGCAGGTGTAGTAACTACCTGTAACGCTGTAGAAAACCACCACGCCAACGGCATAAAGCGTGGTTCCGTTCCAGGTCGCAGGGCTTCCAACCAGCAGCACCGCGTGATTGGTGTAGAAGCGGATCACGCTCGTGCCGAACTCGATCGCGTACGCCTGGGCCTGGCTGAAGACGAACTTGCGCAACAGCGAGCGGGTGCTCTGATTGCCGGCGTTGGCGACGTAGATCGTCCCGGGGCGCCTCTTGGCAGGTCCCTGCACCATCGGGATGAAGTTCTGGCAGAGGGCGTTGCCTACCGGATACTTCTCGTTGTCTATGCGACCGAAGAAGTCCGGGGAGTACTCGCCCCCGTTGAAATTGCCGATCGGCGGGGAGGCCTTGGCCATGGCTTAAGAGAAGCGCGCCTGTACCCAGGTATCGTCCGCGGTGAAGGCCGGCACGCTCTCGATCGCGTTGGCCTTGACCGCATCCATCAGCGCCATCTTATAGGCCGTCGAGCAAGCTCCGACCAGCGCCGTGGAGTTCGTGATCCGGTAGCAACAGACGCCCGCGAGGCGAGCCGCCATCACAGGCACGAAGGCCGCATCCCAGGCGAGGGCGGCCGGCTGTGTTGCCACGATATCAGAGACGTACTTGACCGAGAGCGGAACCGCCAGGTTGGTGAGGATGTAGCCGTTCTCGACCGACCAGTCGTATGAGCTCTCACCGCTGCGGAAGTCCGAGAGATCGCTCGCCGGCCACACATCCCCCACCAGCAGGATGCGCAGGTAATTCGGCAGGTTCGCCGAGATCTGAAACCAGGTGTTGAAGGGTCCGCTGGCAGGGGCTCCAGCAGACACCGCGGCAAGCGACACCCGCAGCACCGAGAACTTCCAGGTGTTCTTGCGTAGCTCCGCCTGGCGTTCCGTGTTCCAGACCGCGTTGAAGGCGATGACCTGCGTGGACAGGTCGGTGACGGTCGCCGGAGGGGAAACCCCCAGGAGAATCGCCGCTTCGGAATAGACGTCGAGCTGGGCGGCCATGAGCAGCTCGCCTTCAGAGCAGGATCGTAGATGCCAGGGTCTCCACGATGCACATATACGCGATCGAGGCCTGCACGATCAAGGGACCGCCGCTGTTCCACCACCCGAGCGGCCACCACATATCCTGGGTGGTCGTGCCATCGAAGATGTAGTGCGTGGTGTCGTTCGCTGCGATGTCCGATCGAAAGCCGCTGGTGATCGTCAGCGTGGCTGCCGTGGCATTGGCCCGGATCTTGATCCCCCAGAGGATCGTGTCTCCGGTTACTCCCGCAACTCCTGGCACTCCGGCGCCAAAGTTCAGCGGCGTCGTGACCGAGATGATCGTTGGGACGCCGGGAGTTTGACTCGAATAACCTGCCATCGATCAACCGTACGGGAACGATGCGTCCCCGGAGTTGAGCGGGCAGCGCAAAATATACTGCGTCAGGTAGTTCAGCAGCTGCAGGGCTTCCTCACGCTTCAGGCCCCGCGTGCCACCGGTGACGTTCCCATCCGTGATCACCCCGGCGGTGGTGTCGATGCGCACCTCGACAAAGCCGGATCCGCCGGCCGGAGCGTTGGTGCCGGTCACGACAGCCTCAAGGCCCTGGCCGGTCGCCAGTTCCGCGAGGTTCACCTGAAAGCTGAGTGCCGCCATTACCGCCTCCGAAAACAGCCCCGCTCACAACAGGGCTCAGGTCCGATAGTCCGGGGATGGAAACTATCGGCGATACGTGACCTTGCAACCGATGTTGGCCGCGATGCTCGCGGCGACCGCCAGCTGGCAGACCACATCGAACTGCACGAAAGGATCTACCGTGAGGCCCAGCAGCTCCCAGAGGCGAAGCCCGACGTTGGCCGTAGCCGGCGAGCCCGCAGCGGTCGAAGGATACAGCTCCTCGGTCCAGATCGCATGCGCCGTGAGCGCAATGGCGGTATTGACGAAGATCTTGTAGCTGTTGGCGACGTTGGCCGCGTTGCCAGAATTCGTGCCCGCGTACACCGGACCGATGTCCGGATTCATGATGCCGAAGGTCCCGGTGCAGGCCGCTCCCAGGGACTCGTTCATGATCTGGAGCGAGTCCACGCAGCAGTTGCTGAAGAGGCGGAAGAACCGGTAGTTCGACGTCGCCGCATCGGTGGCCGTACTCGTCACGTAGGCGACCTGCGTGATCGGTGGGCCGAAGGACTGATACGGGTTGTTCAGTACCGGAGGGGTGGCCTCGATGTTGGCCATCAAGGCGGAAAGGGTATTGACGACTGCCATTGCTGTGCGCTCCTAGTGCGTTGGGTTCAGGCGCTGCCTTAGCGGCACCAGATAGCCTGTACGCGGTTTTCCTCGAGCCGGGTGCTACCAGCCGTCATGTAGATGTACGCCTGCCAGGGCAAGCCCTGCAGGTCCTTGCGCTGGGCGACGTCGGTCGTGACATCGTTCCAGATTCCGAGATGCATCCCGTTCTTCTCCCACATCGGCACGATGGTCGAGGTGCCGGCCTGATCGTCCGTACCGGACAGCAGGCGCTCCGTGTGGATGAAGTTCACGCCCAGGAAGCGGCTGATGACACCGTCCTTCAGGACCGGGCGGCCCTCCTCATCGGAGTTGAAGTCGGTGCTCACGACCTGCGCTTCAGCCAGCAGGTTATCGAGCTGCTTGGCCCTGGCCGCGCAGTACAGCTCCGGCTTGTCGTCGTACATGATCGCCTCGTTGCTCAGCAGGACTTCTTTGGCCTGCCGGATCTTGGCGACCGTCAGCCCGGTCGGGGCCGAAGCGCCCTGCTGGACCGAGACCGTGGTGTTGGGGTTGGTCGAGTTCTGACCGGTCTGTCCGGTCTTGGCCGTGCCGCTGAAGGCCGCGATGATCAAATCATCGATCTGACGATTGGCTGCGAAGATCGCGTTCTGGACGAACTTGCCCTTCGGATCGATCAGCAGGCGCAGCTTGTCGAAGCTGTCCAGGAGCTGCGGCAGATCGAAGTCGCTCGGGTACACCCAGCGCCGGTTGGTCGGGGCGTCCACGCGGCCCATCGGCGCGTAGCGCGAAGTGACCGGCTGCATGGCGATCGCGCCGACCTGCTCGACCGGGCTTCCAGCCTGACCTTCGTAGCGCTGTTCCGTCACGGCATTGCGCAGGCGGGAATCCCGCTGCTGCACCAGCTCATTGATGATCTTGGCGTACTGCTGGACGTAGTAAGTCGTGATATTGACGGACACGGCGCGACCTCCAAAAAGTTAAGAACTTTTCGAGGCACCTTGTCCTTTCGGGGATGCTCTACCCGATCACGTTCGGGTCAGCGGGCTGCTTTCAGCCTGTCACCGGGGAGTGGGACCCACCCTTGTCCGGCTTCGTACTTTCAACGCTACGGCAACGCTATCAGCGATTGCAAGCCCTCAAGCCCCTGCCTGGCCCAGGGCCTTGAACAGCTCGAGCATCCTGGGCTCGAACTCCTGACGCCACTGGATATCGTTGATCTTACCGGCCATGCGATCGGTGGTGATCTGATTGATCTGGGCCTGGATGTCGTTGGAGTTGCCCTTGAATCCTGACGGACCGCCGCCGCCGGCGAACCGGCTCTCGGCGTTCATGCTGCCAAGTCCGTGAAAGAACTTCAGCATCGTGTCCGCACCCAGCACGGCCTGGAAACGCTTGATCAGATCGTTGTCGTCCTTGCCGTCCTTCTGTTTCAGTCCGAACTGTTCGGCGAATTCACGGAAGCCACGGCGGGAGAGTTCCTCGTTGGCAGTGGCCGCGCTTCCCCACTCGGTCATGACCTTGGCGGTCTGCTCGGCAGCGCGGGCGAGATCGGCCTGTTCCTGCTTGGCCATCTCGCTCGACACGTATCCGTTCCACCACTCCGTGATGCCCTTGCCGTAACGTGGCGGGATTCCGAGCTTGTGGAAAGCGGTTGCTGCGGCCTTGGCGAACTCCGGATCTGCTCCGTCCGGGAGCGGAAGCTTGTAGTCATCCGGCTTCTCGGGAAGCCCGAGCCGCTTGGCGAGCGTGCCCCAGGCCTCGGCGTCAGCATCATCCTTGGGCGCCATGAGCGTGCGGCCAGCCTTATCGGCTCCGATCAGACGCTCCAGGCCCCAGTAGCTCTTGAGTGCGGACTCCGCATCCGGCAGACCCTTGGTTGCCAGCCACGCCTTGGTCTCAGGATCTTTGACCGAATCGTACCAGCCAGGCGGGACTTTCCCATCGCCAGGCAGCGGCTGGGACGTGGTCGTGCTCGTGGGACCGGTGGTGGTGGTCGTAGACCCTCCCCGGGTCAGGACATCAGCTGCGGTGGCAGACATGCTCTTAGCTCCTCGGTGGCTCTTCCGACCAGGCAATCATTTCGTAGATTCGCTTCACGACATCCTGCAGCCCCGTGTTATAGGCCGTGGCCCCACCATCATAACGCCCCTGCAGGTCACGGGTGATGGCGCTCTCCCGGTAGCGCACGAAGCCCTCCAGGTCTTTCAGCACCGTCGCGGCGGTGGGATTGAGCCGGCCGGGAGGGCCGAACAGGCTCACGTAGGCGTCGTGCTTGAGACGAATCCGATCGATGTACTCGAGCCGGGCGACTTCCTGCTGATCCGGGTTGGTCTCATCCATCGCGCTCGGCATCGGTCAGACCCTACAGCAGCTCCCGCAACAGATCAATGACAGCAGCGAACTCCTCGGGCGTGAGTTCCGCCACTGGGCGATCGAAGCGGATCTGGAGCGGGACCGGAGGACCGAACTCGCTTCCTGGCGCCCCGCGATCGCTTCCCAGCCAGGGCGAGAGGACTGGCTCGGAATCCTCGAGCGTGAATGTCTGCCCTGAGCGCCTGTGAGGCCCCAGGGGAGGCTTGTACCGGTCCCCGTCTGCATCCCCCACCTTGCCAGGCGGAGAGCCCGCAGGGGGCGGCACGGGCACTATGACCGCATACACGGCAGAGTCTGCAAGAGCGGCACTGAGTCCTGCTCCGACTGCTGACAAAGCCCCGAGCGTTCCAGTTGGATCGGCAATGGCTCCGGACAGACCCGCGCCGACTGCAGAAAGAGCGCCGGCGGCAGACCCGGTCAGATTCGCAATCGCAGCAGACAGTCCTGCACCGGCTGCGCTGAGTACGCCGCCGCCAAGAAGAGCACCGGCTGCGGAGCTCAGTCCCACCCCGACTGCCGAAAGCGCGCCGCTCGCAGCTGTCGTGAGGTTCACCGCGCCGGCAGATAAGCCAGCGCCCACCGCAGCCAGAGCGCCGGCCCCCGTCATGGCGCCAGCCCCGGCGCTCAGTCCCGCGCCTGCGGCGGTGAGAAGCCCGACGCCTGCGAGATTCGCGGCAGCCGCGGAGAGCCCCACGCCCACGGCAGAGGTCGCGACAATGTCAATACTGCTGACGACCAGATAGCCGCCGCTGGTGCCGTTGCCCATCGTATTGGTGATGAGCCAGGTCCAGACCTGAGCGCCGGAGGCGGAGAAGAAGAACAGCGCCATCAGGTCGGCGTTTTCTATCAGGTCGAGGTCGGTCTGGCCGGCATAGGTGCACAGCAGCCAGCCCGAACCGCTGGGCGAGGAGATGCCAAGACCCGGCCCCTGGCCTAAGCCGACGTTCGCGTACACGACGCCCTGCGTGACGGTGGGGTCAGGAGGGTTGCTTTCGGTAAAACTGGTCAGGCCGCTGACGTTCTGGTTGCTGACGTAGAAGCCGACCACGGCGCTGGAGAGCGCATTGGC